ATGCGTTGGGAAAATTTTACAGCCAATACTGCTTCGGCTGGTAGTGCTGCTAATATCGCACATGTTGCTGGTATGGGTGGTGTACGTATGCTTGTTGGTAATAATGCTGGCGATTTGACTGTTCGTCAATCTCGTCCATATCATCGTTATCAGCCTGGAAAAACTATGTACATGGCTACTGCTATGAATTTCGGCGCACCTACAACTGGTAACTTCCAGCGTGTTGGTTTCTTTGATGATGGCAATGGTGTTTTCTTTGAACAAGGTGCTGCTACTGCAAATAATCTATCAGGTATCTATTGCGTTATTCGTTCAGATTCTGGTTCTGTTAATTTTAACGATGGCACATCAACTTCATCGCTTCCAGTTGATACTAAATTTTCTATGGAAAATTGGTATGGTGACCCAGTAACAAGCCTGATCGATTGGACAAAGATTCAAATGCTTTGGATCGAATACGCATGGTATGGAGCTGGTGCTATTCGTTGGGGTTGCCAAATTAATGGCGAGCCATATGTACTTCATGAAATAGGTAGTGGTAATAGCTCTTATAGAGGTTCTGCACAACAATTCCCATGGTCACGTACTGGTAACCTTCCTGTTCGCTATGAACAAAGAAATATTACAGCTACAGCAGCAAATAGTGTATTAATGCACTTTGGTGTTTCGGTTGTTGTCGAAGGTCGTCGTGATGAACAGCGTGGTTTCACTTATTCTTATGGCCTTCCTCCAGGAACAAACCGTAGAAACGTTCCTGCTGCTTCAACACGTTATCCAGTAGTTTCAGTTCAAATGAACCAAATGGGTAAAGTAGATTTTACTGGTAATAGTAGCTCAAATACTATTATTACAGCTTCTTCTAACTCAACTTATATTCAGGTTGCTGGCACACCATTTACGCCTAATGCTTATGTTGGTCGTGCAATTTCTTTCCAAGGAACTGGCGCTAATACTGCTAACGTGTTTATTGGACGTATTGCTAACAATACATCAAATGGTATTTACTTTACTGATATTATTTCAAATACTTCACCTGTAGCTGGCACTCCAAATAGTTCATTTACATATCAGGTTGGTCTTGTAAATCGTGGCCAAATTCTTCCTCAGTCATTAGTTATTGCTTCTGATGGCGCTGCGCTTGTTGAGCTTATTGTTAGCTCTGCTTCGAATCCTGTTACATTAACTAATGCTGCATTCGTACCAATGAATACTGTTGGTTCGTTTAACTCCCTTGCTTCGAAAGATTATTCAGCAAACGCTATCACTGCAAATACTGGTGAAGTTGTTTACGCATTCGCTGCTCCTGCAGGTGGCTCAGGTCTTCAAACTTTCGATCTATCTAATTTGTTTGCTCTATATAATAATATCAAAGGAAATACACCTGACATTCTTACAGTTGCTGTATCTACAAACAGCAGTTCGCAAGCTAACGTCAGCGCCCATCTTATCGCTCAAGAAGCGATGTCATAAGGAATACTACAATGAAACTTATTACCGAACTCTTTGAGGATATGGAGTATATTACCGAAGCAAAAGAAAACGGTGAAAAAGAACATTACATCCACGGCATCTTTCTTCAGGCTGAAAAGAAAAACCGTAACGGGCGTATCTATCCATTACACATTATGGATAAAGAAGTAACACGCTATATGAACGATATCGTTAAGAAAAATCGTGCTTATGGTGAACTTGGTCATCCAGCTGGACCACAAATTAATCTTGATCGTGTATCACACATCATTGTCGATCTTAAAAGAGATGGTAATAATTTTATTGGTAAAGCTAAAATTACCGATACTCCAATGGGTAATATTGCAAAAGGTCTTATGAAATCTGGTGCGAATTTAGGTGTTTCATCTCGTGGTTTAGGTAGTCTTAAACCGATGAGAGACGGAACTATGCAAGTACAAGAAGATTTTCATCTTGCAACTGCTGGCGACATCGTGGCTGATCCATCAGCTCCTGATGCATTCGTAAAGGGTATAATGGAAAATGTAGAGTGGGTTTATGATTCTGCAAAAGAAACATGGCATCAAGAAAAACTACATGAAATGAAAAAGAAAATGCATAAAATGACAATGGATCAAATTGAAGAAAACAAATTTACTATTTTTGAAAATTATCTTTCTTCTCTAACACTTAAACAGTAATTAATATAAATAAATTTAAATTCCATCAAGGAGAGCTTAGATGACCGACCAAAACGAATATATTGATGAAATGGATGTTGATACTCTAGACGAGGCATCAACTGCTATGGATTCATTGAAGCCAAATTCACGTCCAGCTGGCGCTGACCCAAAATCAAAAATCGATTACATCACTCATACTATCGGTGCTATGCATGCAATGCGTAAGGACGATCTTACAAAGTGGTTCGATGATGCTATGGCTCTTATTGGCAAGGAAGCTTCCCATCTTCCAGGAAATGCTAATGAAAAGAGCAATGAGGCTTCAATTCGCATGAAGGGTTCACATGCTGTTGGTAAAGAAGGTCCAAAGGCTAATATGCCAATGGTAAAAATTTCTGTAAAAGAAGACGTTGAAGAAATGTTTGCTGGTCAGGATCTTTCTGAAGAATTTAAAGAAAAGGCATCGACACTATTTGAAGCAGCAGTTACTGCTCGCGCAATGGTTGAAGTTGCTCGTCTTGAAGAAGATTATGAAGTAAAATTAACTGAAGCTGTCGAAGAAATCAACGAAGAAATTACATCACGTGTTGATTCTTATCTCGATTATGTTGTTGAACAATGGATGACTGAAAATCAAGTTGCTGTCGAAACAACTCTTCGCAATGAAATTACTGGTGACTTCATCACTGGTCTTAAGAATCTTTTCGCAGAGCATTACATCGAAATTCCAGAAGAAAAAATTGATGTAATTGAAGCTCTTGCCGATAAGGTAGAAGTTCTTGAAGCAAAGCTCGATGAGCAGATCAACGAGAATGTTGAAATCAAAAGAGCAATGGTTGAAGTTGAAAAAGAAACAGTTCTTGAATCATATTTCGATGGTCTAGCTCTTTCACAGCAAGAAAAGTTCGCTGCTCTAGCTGAGGGTGTTGATTTTGATGGTGACATCGATACGTATAGCAGAAAACTATCAATTATCAAAGAAACATATTTTACAAATTCAAGAAGAGCACCTACTTCAACTAATATTGAAGAAGAAACTTTTGAAGGCGACGTGACAACTGGTACAATTGGCATCGACCCATCTGTTAACAAGTATGTCCAAGCGATTTCAAAATCAATTAAAAGATAATTTTTTATAAATAAAATTATACCGATACAATAAAGGAGATAACAAATGTATCTAGCTGAGGAAATTCAAAGAAAGTGGGCTCCTATTCTTGAGCACGCTGATCTATCACCAATCCAGGACAGCCATCGCCGTTCTGTAACTGCAGTAGTTCTTGAGAACACTCAACGTGCTCTTATGGAATCTGCATCGCATGGTCAATACCAGACTCTTATGGAAACTGGTCTAGAACCTTCTGCAATGAACCAAATGGGCACTTCATCTTCAACAGCAGGTTCAGGTGGCATCGATACATTCGATCCTGTTCTTATCTCGCTTGTTCGTCGTTCAATGCCTAACCTTATTGCTTATGATATCTGCGGCGTTCAGCCAATGACTGGACCAACTGGTCTTATCTTCGCAATGCGTTCAAAGTACAACAATCAAGGCAATGGTACTTCAAATACTTCGTACGGTGGCAATAACACTAACGAAACATTCTATAACGAAGTTAATACTGCTTTCTCTTCAGTAGTAAGCGGCAATAACACTCTCGGTCAGAATGCTGTTGGTACTATTCCAGGTGCAACTAATACTTCACCATTGACTTCGCTTAACACTTACAACACTGGTGGCGGTATGTCCGTTGCTACTGCTGAAGCTCTCGGCGCATCTTATTATGCTAACGGTGCTGCTGGTCCTGGCGATATTCCACAGATGGCTTTCTCGATTGAAAAAGTTACTGTTACTGCTAAGTCACGTGCTCTAAAAGCAGAATATACTATGGAACTTGCTCAAGATCTTAAGGCAATCCATGGTCTAGATGCTGAGACTGAACTTGCTAACATCCTTTCGGCTGAAATTCTTGCAGAAATCAATCGTGAAGTTGTTCGTACTATCAATATCACTGCTACTCAGGGTGCTATGGATAATACAACTACTGCTGGTGTTTTCGATCTTGATACCGACTCAAACGGTCGTTGGTCAGTTGAAAAGTTCAAGGGTCTTATGTTCCAGTTAGAACGTGAAGCTAACCAAATTGCCAAGCAGACTCGTCGTGGTAAGGGTAACATCGTTATCTGTTCTTCGGACGTTGCTTCCGCTCTACAGATGGCTGGTGTTCTTGACTACGCTCCTGCTCTTAACTCAAACAACCTACAGGTTGA